GGGTGGTACAATGCTAATTCTTCTTGTTGGGGTATTGCAGCATATGTTTTATGACCATTTAATACTTCATGTACTTTATTTACCCATTTAATTTCTGGTTTATTTTTCCAAATACGCCATTGGTAGTCAGGCCAATTAACCCAATTATTAGTATTTACATTCCATCCCCATTGTTTAATATGATTCTCAGTTAACCCCTTTACAGTATTAACTCTAGGAACTAAATAAACTTCATTATCTGGATTTGATTCTAATATACCTGGAAGGTGTGATAATAATGTTTCATGTGGATATTCATCTGCATCTATCTGGAATATATAATCTCCAGTACAGTAAGATGACAATTTATTTTTCCAATCTGCGAAATGATTTTTAAATGTAGCTGAGTGTATAGTGCAATTTTGTTCACCATTTAATTCTTGTAAACGAGACCATACTTCAGGTGTACCACTTTTTTTATCAAATAAAACTACAATTTCATCTGTTTTACGTCTTCGTTTTAATAATAAATTAAGTAATTTGGTTATTTCCTCCAATTCATTACAAACTGTTATTGCATAACTTATCTTCATATTATCCTGGTAATACTCCAATATACGACAAAGCATCCATATAATCACGCTCAGAGAAATAAGCTATTGTCTTCATATCAGTTTTATGAGTTGTTTTAAATTTTTCTTGTTCTTCTTTATTTAATTCTCTAGCTTTAACAGCAGCCCATTTCCAATCTTCAGCACTAGTACCACTAGCATAAACCATCCCAATTTCTGGATCATTTATTGAATGGGGTAGCCATACTAAATCGGTTTTTACATCTAACCAAGATAAGTCTTTATATAATTCTGGGAGTACTTCCATTTGTTGGTTATAAAATTCTTCTCCAACTTTCATTAAACTATTAGTCCAAAAACCACATGATATACTATAATAATTAGTAACTTCAGGGCTTACCTCTGTTTTATAACATAAATCACCTCCTGATCTAGGACAATCTATAATTTCATCGTGTTGCATATTTTATAATTTAGGTGTTTCCATTGTTGGTAACGTTAATTCTACTTGTTTTGGAAATTCTGGAATGTTTTTATCTAAAATTTCACCGATTAATTTTTTCATATTATCAAAACTAAATTTTGTTTTAATATGATGGCCTTGTTGTTTAGCTGGTGTAATAAACTTTTTATATTTTTGATGTACTGATTTTAAAGCATTTATAAAATGTTTAGGACTAACTTGAAACCATTGTGTTTCTGCTTTTAACCACTGATTAGCAGCACTTGCATGTACATTTTCTAAATTACCTGGTAATAAAGTTGTGTACATAGGATTTAAGAAATCAATTTGTCCTGACCATCCTGAAGCTATAATTGGTTTTTTGCTTAATCCAAACTCAGCTAATGGTCTACCATATCCTTCTCCTTTAGTCATACTAATCATAGCTTTTACTTTAGAATGATTATATAATTCATTCATTTGTTCATCTGTTAAATTTCCATTTAATAAATAAATACTTGGAAAATCTGTATCTCTAGGATAGGTATTTTTAATTTTTCTAATTTTATTTAGTATTAGTTCTCTACCTATATAACTATTTCTACCTGAAGATGCTTTTAATATTAACCCAGGTGATGATTTTTTGTTTTTATAAGTGTCAATAAAATATCTAATCATAAGACCTACATTTTTTCTGTCATGTCCTACAGCACCATTCATCCAATGCCCTACAAATAAAAAGTTAAATGCTTCTTTAACACCCTTTAGATCAAAACTAACTTCAGATGGTTTTAAATGTTTATATAAATCTAAATCAACACCCTCAAATACCACTTCCATTGGTTTTTCTAATTGAACTTTACCTTCAACAATGTTTGTTTGTTTATTTCTTTTTTCAAATGATATTTTAGAAAATACATCTTTGCTATGTGTAGATGAAACCCAATTTAAATCCATTCTATTTAAACCCTCAATCCATGATGCATCACATCCTGTACTTTCAATTCCGGCTGTACATCCAATATTATATTTACCTACTGGTTGGAATTCACTTGGAATTGTTATTTGCATCCAAATATCTGGTTTTGATTTTATATTTGGAATAAGATAAGATTGTAAAAACTTCCAGTTTTCATGGTCGTTTAAAAAACCTCCTGGTGTATCACCCCATCTTTGAGGTAATATTTTAACATCAAATTTATCTAACTCGATTATTGATTTAACTACATCTCTAGAACGTGCTCCATATCCACTATAAGTGTCAATTGGGCAACTTATATAAAAAACTGATTTGCTCATTAATATGTTATTTTGTGATTTAAATATTTTCCTTTAACTTCTGAAGTATTGATTAATTCATAATCAGCTCTTGGTTTCCATTTTTCAAATAGTTCATCAAATGCTTCAATTACTCTTTCACCTTGTTTAGCTGAGTAGAATCCTGCTTCTTCACTTAAACACCATTCTCTACCTTTTAATCCTCTAGCTTCACGTTCTTCTTTACTTAAATTATAAACTTCTGTTATTCTAGCTGATATATCATCAAATGAAGCTCTATCATCGTAAATATAAGGTGTCATTGGTGAACCTTGAATTGATATATTAGTTGGGTAAACTGGAAATGCCCATTCACCATGTTTCTTAAATGTACCTCTATGGTTAGAAGGAATGTCTGCATCTGGTGTAAACCAATTATCATTATCATCTACAAATCTCATTTGATCTTGCATTCCACCTGTTGTATTAGCTATAATAGGTGTACCTGATAGCATTGCTTCGGTTAATGTTAATCCCCATCCTTCATTTGAAGTACATAATGTTTGAACATCTGCTAAATTGTATAAATAATTTAGTCCTTTTTTGTCTAATTTATTAGTTGAAAATACAACACAACGATTATATTTTTCTCCAAATAAATATTCTTTTACTGCTTCTAAATCAGTACCATGATCTGTTGATAATTCAGTATGTAAAACTAATCTACATTTTAATGCCTCTTCTAATTCTAATGAATCTAAATGTAATCTAAAAGCCATCATCGTATCTGGAATTTGTTTACGTCTAATGTTTCTAGAGTTAAAGAATGTAACAAAATTTACCTCATCACCTTTAAATACTTCTGATCTAAACTTTTTAAAGTCATTATATTCTTCATGACCTTCTTTAATTGGATAAAAGTGTTTATGATCTAATCCGTGTGGGATATATTTAAATATTCTGTTTTCATTATCACAATCAGCTAAAACCAATTTATTAATATTAACTGTTTGTTTTGAAATACCCATTAATAAATCACATGCTTCATAGTATGGTTGATTATATCTAGGAGCTGGATAGTCATCCCAAATGTTCAAATATGCTATAGGGCATATTTTTCTAATTTGATCTTCCATATTAAATATGTGTAAGAAATATCTAGGATCAGTAAATAACATTACAGCATCTGGTTTCTCCATATTAATAATATTATGGATTTCTTGTGTTGTGCCATAACCATTTACACAATACATAAAAACTGAAGCATCTTCTACCCCAGTTACTTTTTTAGTATCTGCACTTAAATCTAATCTTTTCCCGTTTTCTGGATGTTTAATAGCTCCACCTACATTTACCCAATTAAAGTGTTGGCAAGTATGTGTAACAATTTCTTTAGCAACAGTAGCTACTCCTGAATGTACTCTAATATCATCACAGATTAGTAGTATTTTCTTTCTCTCATTAGGAGGAAGATATTTAAAACTTTTATTCATTCGATTTGTTATTTATAGTTCGATGTTAGTTTGATTGTTGATTTTTTTCCTAAAATCTTCGTCCGTAAGATACAAAAATATTGATCGATCAGCAAGTTTTTGGAAAGAAAATTTACGTCTTACACATTCAACTTTAAAATCATCAAATAGATTGCTTTGTACTTTAACACTCGTTAGTGTCATTTTTGCTTTATTAGCCATAATTTTTATTTTTTAATAACGTTTAATTATACATATATCAGAATATCAATAAATTATCCCTTTGTCACATAGTTCCTTTTCTTCCTTATAAGGACAAAAAGTACAAGTCCATTTAGACGGTGTTGCTGGGTATTCTCTATCTTTATGTTTACCTGTAGAACTAAAACACTCTGATATAAAGTCGTTTATTGCTGTTTTAGCTCTTCCTAATTTTATTTTTCCACTTGGTGGTACAAATTGTTGTACTCTATATGCTTGGTATGGTGACATAATATTGTCATCATCTATGTCTAATACCTTCCTTTTAAGTATAAAAAATTCAATCTCAATTTTATCTAAAGGTATCCCATATTGTTCAGAGAAAAATTGTTTATAAAGTAATAATTGGTATTGTTTATCCTCATCTTTTTTAGCATAATCATTCCACCCCTTAGTACTGGTTTTAATGTCGATTATCTTAAATGTCTCTGTTGCTTCGTGGTATGTGACAACATCAAGATATCCCATATATAACACGTTATTTAACATTTTATTTGGTGCTATTACAATAGGTATTTCACAACCAACTAAATATGTACCTTTTTTACTAAAATATCTGCTACGTTTTTTCTTAAACCATTCTAAAATAGCAATCCCATCTTCAAAAAATTCCCTCATTTCAGTTGCATCTGAGAAGTGAGAATCATTATTTTTTTTATATTGTGCTTGGTATTCAGAGATATAAGCGTTTTGAAAATGGTCTTTTATATCTATTTCTCTATCTGCGGCAGCAAATGATTTTTCATATGCTACATCTAAATAGTGCTGCATTGATTCATGTACAGCAGTCCCAAATACAGTATGAATTGAAGATGTAAAACGTTTGATTTTATCCTTATATTGTAACTTCCACCTTTGAGGGCACCCTCTAAATATACTCATTTGGGAAAAAGAAACATTTTTCTGGAATGCGTAATTCAATGGTGGTGGAGGATTATTTCTAATCTCCTTAACTATATTAGGAATTTTTTTAGCCAAACTATTTTTTCCATTTGTTACGACCTACTAAAAGACCGATTATACCATAATTGGCGATATCAATAAATGTATCTTGTATACCTTCACCTTCAACAAATGATTTACCATTAATTAATAGGTTTTTTAAACGTGATATTTTATCAGTTAATCTAATACATAGCCCAGTTAGTGAGAATTGTTTGTCATCGCTGTTATTAACGATATCCCCGCCTAAAGCAATGTTATTTAACCCATAATCCATATGTTTACGAGCAAACATTTCATACATTTCTTTTTGTATATTTTGAAATTCTTTAGATAATTCTGGATATTCATGTTCGAATATTTCTATAGGGGTTGAATTTATATTTGGTACTTGCTTTTTAGGTCTTTTTAAGCCTCCCTTGGCATTCATTATTTCTCTATCACTCATAACTTTTTCTAATTGTATAGCATTGGCACCAAAGTGACCAGTACTATTGATTTTATTTTCTAAACTTTCCATGTATTTTTTAATCGAATCACCCATTGATCTGCTGTTCTAGTGAAAAATACTTATCTATTGCTGCTAACCTATCATCAGCATCAACTAACATAGCAAGTGCTTCTTCAGCATTTTTATAAAAGTCTCCTGTTGTGTGGTCACCAATTCCAACTGCTCTATCACCTAATAATTCAAGTGATAATAGTGCTTTTGATTTGTCTGCTATTGCAGACGTACGTAACATATCTATTAATTTTTTCATTTTAAAATTTTAGTTATTTCTTTTTTTTCTAATCCTTGATCCTCCAATATACGACGAATTTGTTTGGTATCCAACAAATTCATATAGTCTTTTGCTTCAATCCTCGAACATTCCCAATAACTAGATAATTTTTCTAATAATTCTTTACTCGGTTGCTTTATTTTTGATTTAATGTATTTATTCCATTGGTTATTTCTAGGTATAAATTCTCTATAAATATTATATATCATTCGTTTTTCTTGGGGTGGCATTTCTTGAACATAATTTACTACCTCAATATAATCTTTGTTCATAGACATAAACCTATGAATCATATAACTATTAAATACTTCCCAATCTTTATCGCTGAAATCACTTACAGGTTGTTTAATGGAATTTATTTGTTTTAACCAATCGAATACATTATTCATTTAGCAAAGCTCATCTTTAAGTTCTTCTCTTAATTCTGCTGGAATTCCTTCACCTAATATTTTCATATTTGTTGGATCATAAAATACAGGGATTGGCATAATAGCATCATTATCTGTTCCTGCTACGAATTTTGAGATTTTTCTTAAGATAACTCCTGATTGGAATACACTTTTGCCCTCGGCGTTTGTAATACCTTCTGTTGTCTTTAGATCAACATTCATTTGAGGGACTTGTTGGTTTTGATGTTTCATTTATTTATTATTTATTATTTGATTAATTAAACTCATTGCATTAATTTCTTTATCTATTCTAAAATTAGCCTTATATTGATGATCATTTATTAATACTGCTACTGTACCTATTTTATTAGGCAAATATTCATCAGCATTATCATATAAAAATTTAAATAATTGATCAAAATCATCTATATTAGAATCAGCTATTATCTGTCTAATAGTAACAAAACTTGGTTTAGATTTTTTAAGTTCCCCAAGGATAGTAGCTAAATAACTTGTTGATACTAGTAATGAATCATCCAGATCTAGACTTCCATCTTTACTGCTGGATTGAATCGTGTTAAGCATTTTTCTTAAGTCAGGGTAGTATTGATTAACTACTTTACCAATGGCAATAGGTTCGAACTTAATACCTTCTTTTTTACATATATCAGCTAAGTGTATAGCTACTTCCTTTTTGGTTGGAGGAACTACCTTCAAAACTTGACACCTTGATTGTAAGGGGTCGATTATTCTTTCTACAAAATTACAAGTTAAAATAAAACGCGTCGTACGTGAGAAAGTTTCAATGATATTACGGAGAGAAGCTTGCGCTTGGATAGTAAGAAAATCAGCTTCATCCAGAATGACCACTTTAAGTGGTTTAAAAGACATTGTGCTCGCAAATCCTTGTACTTTATCCCTAATCGTCTCAATCCCTCTTTCATCAGAGGCGTTGATATAAAGATGATCGCAATCAAGATTTTTAATACAAAGTTTTGCCAAAGTAGTCTTTCCTGTTCCAGCTGGTCCATAAAATAAATAATTTTGGATATCGTTGTTTTTTAATTGCTGCGCAATTGATGCTTTTAATTTAGCATTACCAACGTATGTATCTAAAGTTACTGGTCTATATTTCTCGTTTAATAAACTATTGTCCGTATTCGCCATAAATTGAAAATAATTTTTCTTTTGGTGCTTCAATTACTACTTCTTCTGCGTTGATTGCATATAATGAACTTTGTAATGGTTCTAATCTATAATGACCTTTAAATCCAGTTTTAACCATATACGCTTCCAGAGTATCAGTTAATGTTTTATGGATAGGACCATTAGGAGCATTTGCAACCAATTGCCACTTATCGCCAGGAGGAACTCTCTTGGCGATTAGTACATTGTCTTCTTTTATTTTAATTGTATCTTTCATATGATTAATATTGTGGGTTACCCATCATTCCAGCG